ATTTTTAAATGTCACAATTGCGGAAAAAGTGTCAACCTTCCGAATTTTCTTCAAGAATTGGACTATGGGTTGTTCACGCAATATAAGTTAGAGAAAATTGGTAAGCCCAAGCAAACTGACGCTTTTTCTGAATTAGTTTCAGTGAAACAGAAAGAACTTGCTTTGAGAGCAAATGATGTTCTCCGGGAATGCTATAAACTGAGTGACGTTCCTGAAGATTTAAAATCTGTACTCGAATATGCTAAAAGCCGTTGTATCCCTGAAGTATTTTTCGAAAAGCTTTATGCTACGAGAAGTTTGAATTTAATTGCGAAATACATTGATCGTTACAAAGATAAAGAATTTTCTGATTTTCCTATCTTAGTTATTCCTTTCTTTAGAGTAGATGGCAGTTATAGTTACATACAATGCAGAAGTATTGATTCAGAAACTCCACATCATTTACGTTTTGTTACATTCGGTATTGACACTAGTGCACCAAAATTGTGGGGTGAATTTCGCGTGAATTGGAACAAGCCGATCTATATATTAGAAGGACCGATAGATGCTATGTTCATAGTGAATGGTTTGGCTATAGCAGGCGCAATGCACACAGGCACTATAGATTACGTGAAAGAATGTCAAGTTAAATTTCGCGATGAACTGAACTTGAAGGATATTTGTTTTTGTTATGATAATGATTATTCGACGAATCAAGATATTATGAAACAATTATTGAAAAGAATCGATGAGGGATTCAGTGTAGTCATCTATGATAAGAAGTTCAAATTCAAAGACATCAATGATGCCATAAAAGGTGGGTGGAATATTCAAGAAATAAATACTTATATTCGAAACAGAACATTCAGCGGGCTAACTGCGAAATTAGAGCTTAGTAAATTGGGTAAAAAATAATATGGCAACTATCAAAGATCTTCAAGAAAAAATTAAGATTGGTGCAGGGTACAATAGCTCAATTAGCAAAAAGAGCGGTACCGTTCTTATTGTTGAAACAACGAAAGGAGAAGATCGTAAAGAAATCTTACGCAATATCATTGCGCCATTAGTCGGTGGTGAATATGTTCCGGGCAACAGATTAAAAAGTACCGCAAAATCCAGCAAAGGTGGCGTGATTGTTGATAACATCACTATAATCGCAAAAGAAGTTATCAATGGTAAAACTGTCAGCCAATTAGATGCCCGAACTTTTACGGTGGGAGCTAAAAAAACAACTATCGATTACAATGGTAGTGAGGTCCTTTGTTATGCATTCAGTGATGTAGAAGAAATCGAAGAAAGTATTATAAAAGGATGCTTACAAGATCGATTGCTCGGAGAAAATATTGCTGATGTATTCGCAGGTTTCTTTCAAAATGGATTTTTCACTTGGGGACGCGTCAACCCAGAAATATTACTTAACAAATTTGGTGTTTATGTCGGCGAATTGCTGAGTGGATGGGTGCTTCTCAAAGGACAACAAGCAAAATATATGGTAGGTAATACTCCTTTCAAAGGAAAAGCGAAATGTTTTTATATTCCGGATGATCCTGGTTTTAATGCAGTCGACTCGATGGTTGATATGGCTGATGATAACATTTATGCCATTTCTAGTAAATTTGATAGAGGTGCGGCGGCCAGTCTTTTTGCGAATGTACTTCCGGGAGCAATCAAAAGACTGAATTCGCTCAAAAATAATACGCTGAAAAAGCTTGCTATTATTTGCAAAAAAAGGAATATAGATCCAAGAAAAAATTCTAAGAAGATTGTTTATGAGTGGGGTGTTAATTATTTGCTCGATATGAATATAAGAAACCCTGAAAAGATTGTAGATGTGATTAGAATGGATAAAACTTCACCCGAACAATTAGCCGTATGTGGTCGCGTGATGGAAATTATGAAAAAAGAAAATGACCCTCGTTATGAGAAAATGAATCGCAGCTTGAGTAGTTTCTTTAATAGAAAATTAGCCGAGGCTTTGACAGCAGACAGTAAAGATGATATAATTAGTATTGTGAGCGCGAAGAGTTACTATCAATTGAATCTCGATAAGAAATCTTTCATGAAAGGAGAGCTGAAATTTCAATGTGTTAAAGCTGGAGACACTGAAATTATTATAAAAGGTAACAAATCTAGTCAAGGCGATATCACTTGCAAACAAGGGTGGGTTAATTATGAAATTGTTAAAAAATGAACATATTAAATAATCATGTCAGAAACAAACAAAACCCCATTCAATGACAAAAAAACGGATAAAGATCAGCTACCGTTCTGTTCTCTCCACAAACGACGTTCTTTCTAATTTAAAGCCATTCAAGCCACTCACGCCTAATCAAGATTTAGCTTATCAGGAGTTCAAGCAAGGTAAAAATTTGTTTTTGTATGGATATGCAGGCACTGGCAAAACTTATCTCGCCTGCGCATTTGCGGTTGAATCTCTTAAAAAGAGAGAGGTGAGTCAAATTCGCATCATCAGAAGTTCAGTTCCCACTCGCGATATTGGATTCTTGCCTGGCACAGAAGAAGAGAAAATGGCTGCTTATGAAACCCCCTATGCGGCAATTTTCAATACGATCCTGGGACGCGGGGATGCTTATAGTATCATGAAACAAAAAAGTATGGTTATTTTTGAAAGTTCAAGTTTTCAGAGAGGTATTACCTATGATAACACTTTTCTGATTATCGATGAATTTCAGAATATGAGTTTCGAAGAACTAAACACTATCATCACTCGTATTGGTGAAAATACTCGTATTATTTTCTGCGGCGATATTCGGCAATGTGATTTGGGGAAGCAGGAAAGTGGATTTGGTGTCATGAAAAAAGTCTTGACATCTTTGGAAAAGTATTTTACAATGATTGAAATGGGCCAGGATGATATTGTCAGGTCTGATCTTGTACGTGACTACATCATTGCACTTGAGAGGCTGAAAGATGAGAAATGTAATTCGAAAAAAGTTGAGATTAACGATTCTGATCACAGGGCTATTTCTCGCCTTCTGTCCGCTGCAGTCGGTTAGCGCCAGTTAGTGTTTGTCATAGTTGACATTGAGAGGTGTAGAAATGTCTAGTCGCTGTGATAAATTTGATGAAGATCAACTTGAAATTCATCATACTATCATTCAAAAGAAACGAGAGCGAAACAAACAAAATTTCAGATGTGTGAATGCACGTGAAATTCTCGAGGATGACTGCGGTGATGAAGAAATGTATGCTCGTTTTGAACGTTTTCATAGGAGACGTGGATGATTTTATTTGATTTTTCACAAGTTGTGGTTGGTGCCGCTCTCGAATATCATGCACGAACAAAGGAACTAATCGATGTGCCGCTTTTGCGGCACATCTCACTTAACAATATACTAGGTCTCAAAGATAAACTTCATAAGTATTCTGATGAAATTGTTTTGTGCCTAGATGGTCGCAATTACTGGCGTAAGAAAATTTTCCCCTACTACAAACAAAACCGTAAGAAGAGCCAAGAGAAGCAAACATTCGATTGGAAAACTTTTCATGAATCATTTAATATTATCAAACAAGAATTCACTGAAAATTTGCCATATAAAGTAATCGAAGTTGAAGGCGCAGAAGCAGATGATATCATCGCGGTACTTTGCACTATTTTTGGCAATCAGCGAGATGTTGTTGTAGTTAGTTCTGATAAAGATTTATTACAGATTCAAATGAACTTAGCTTCTCGTGTGAAGCAATATTCTCCTTTTCATAAAAAATTCCTTCAAGCGGATTATAATTCATATAGTCTCTTTGAGCATGTAGTTAAGGGTGATCCAGGAGATGGCATTCCGAATATTCTGAGTGATGATGATGTTTTCTTATGTGAAGGAAAGAGGAGTAGGCCAATTCGATCAAGTCAAATAGAAGCTTGGAGCAAATTTGGTCTTGATAATCCTGAAGGCTTCTGCAATGATCTAGTAGAACTAGAAAAGTTTCGTCGAAATCGTACGCTTATTGATTTGCGGATGATTCCTAAAGAAGTGATTGATTCGATTGCTTCGACTTATCAAGACACGCAAACGCATGTGGATAACACTTTCAACTATCTAGTGAAGCACAAGATGAGAAAAATTCTTGAAAGAGGAGGTTTTTGAGATGCCAATATATGATTACAAATGCCAGGCTTGTTCGTATCATTTCACTGAAATGAAACGCATGGATGATAGAAAAGTGCCAGAAAGCGAACCTTGCCCATCTTGCGGAAAAGTAGGTGAAGTGAAGCAAATTATTACGACAAATTTTGAACTGATGGCGCCAGATCAACTTGGACGCGTTAAGCCACCATCAGATTGGAGAAACTTTCTTCAAAATTTGAAACGAAAAAATCCTGGTTCTGATTTTACAACTTACTGAGGGAGGTTACCATGAAGAAGATTATCAAAAACTCCGATATTACATTTTTCATTGCGTTCTTCTTCGTTGAATTTGTTAGTCTCATTCTCTTATCTTCCATTCTGCTTTGGTTGTTTGATATCATCATCAAGAAATCATGAATGTTTCAGAATGTAAAATCAAACTGAAAAACTTTGAATCTCAAGCAAGAGCAATACGCGACAGAATCGAACCTTCAATTGGGCGCATATACACCACCCCTGGAGGAAAAGAATATGTTTCTGTTACGACTGTCTTATCTGCCGTTTCTGACAAGACTTGGCTTGAAGAATGGAAAGAACGAGTAGGAGAAGACGTAGCCAATCGAATTACTCAAGCAGCTGCAGCTAGAGGCTCTAGTTTACATGATATTATTGAAAGACATTTCAAAGGAAATTTGAACAAGGAGGATCAAGCGGCATCAGGGTGGAAGTTGTATAAATCATTGAGGATTTATTTAAATAAGATAGAGCCTCTTTCTCTTGAATTGCCATTATGGTCTGATCATTTACGTATTGCAGGCAGAACAGATTGCATTGGGATTTATGAGGGGAAATTGAGTATTATTGATTTCAAATCAAGTCGTCGTGAAAAACGGGAAGAAGAAATAAATAATTATTTTCTCCAATGTACATTATATGCCTTGATGTTATATGAGTTGTTAGGTATTGAGTGTAAACAAATTGTAGTATTGATTGGTAACGACAGTGGATTCCCTCAGGAGTTCAAAAGAAAAACTCGTACTCATGCGAGAGAAGCTATCGAAGCTGTTAGGCGCTATCATTCTCTTTTCGAGCACAGCTGCGATGTCTGTGCAGTATAACACCAAGAAAGAGATTGAATGTTTGGCGAAATCTATCTATCATGAAGCGCGCGGTGAATCAGAAATTGGTAAGAAGGCGGTTGCCATAGTGCTAATGAATCGAGCAAAGAGTGCAAACTTTTCTAACTCGATTTGTCGTGTTGTACACGAAGAAGGGCAATTTCCCTGGAAATTGAGTAGAAGGATTGCAAAGAAAGATGTTCGAACGTTTATGGAGATTCATAAATTGGCTGCTTCTTTGTATAAAAGCTATCATATGAGACGAAAGTTACCAAGAGGCTTGACAATTCTCAGAAATGCGTTATACTTTAGTAGAAGTGGGTTCAAGAACAGGAACTTGAAGTTTGTTGCAAAAGTTGGCGGTCATAGATTTTACGCGGTGAGGTATACTAGATGAGTTATAGCGAAAAAGCATTGTTGCGTATTCAAGAAATTGCTCATGAACAAGGAGTTGATATAGTAGAGGCTACTTCTCTTTTCTGTGAAGAGAACGATATCGAAGTACACGATTTCATCAAAATGATTGACAAGAACTTCATTGACCTGTTAAAATACACCGCAATTGAGATGCGTAAAGTCAGGAAATCAGTAGCCAAGCCCATTAGTAAACTACCCATCTGAAAGCAGTGTTGTCATGCGATTAGTGAAAATTTTACTGACGGGTGATTAAAAATCTTTTATACTTGATCATGCTGGAGGTATAATCGATGAAATAATGATATCATTCGATTGGTTGGAAGTGAGTAAACAGATTTAATTCTTAAACAATGCATCTGATGTAATAAGAGGTAAACATATGAGTTTCGCAACTCTGAAAAAATCTAGCAAAACTTCATTTGCTACCCTCGTCGAAAAAATCAAAAATGAACAGAAAAGGGCGGTTGATTATAACGAGGGGTTCTGGCAGCCAGAAGTAGATAAAGCAGGAAATGGCTACGCAATCATTCGGTTTTTACCGCCCGCTGATGGCGAGGACATGCCTTATGTGAAATTATATAATCACGGGTTCAAAATTGGGGATCGATGGTATATTGAAAATTGTCCAACGACTATCGGTAAGAGGTGCCCAGTTTGTGACGCGAACAACGAATTGTGGGGAAGTGGTATTCAAGCAAACCAAGATTTAGTTCGTTTCGAACGTAAACGTCACCTAAGTTACATTTCTAATATCTTAGTGATTTCTGACCCCAAACAACCCGAAAGCGAAGGGAAAGTGTTCTACTTCCGTTACGGGGCGAAAATCTTTTCGAAGATTATGAGTGCTATTCAGCCTGAATTTGAAGATGAAATACCATTCAATCCTTTTGATTTTTGGGCCGGAGCGAATTTCAAATTGAAGATCCGCAACGTCGAAGGATACCGAAATTATGACAAGAGTGAATTTGAACCTCCATCTGCATTGTTTGATGGTGATGATGAAGCACTAGAGGCCCTTTGGAAGTCTCAAAAGCCACTTAAAGTTTTAGTAGACGAATCTCAATTCAAACCATATGAAGAGCTGAAAAAGAAGTTTGATGAGTTGACTGGCGCAAAATCTCCATTTGCGGCGGCTCAGTCTCGTGTGGTTCAAGAAGTTGATGATGAACCACCATTTGATGTAGATCCTCCGAAACATTCCAACAAATCTACGACTCCGGTAGAGGATGAGGATGATTTAGCGATGTATGCTAAATTACTTGAAGGTGAGTGATTA